TGCACTTGTAGAAATCGCAGTTGACAAAGAAAGGAAAATTATTTGGTTAAAAGAACATTTATATAAAAAAGGTTTAGTTACCTCCCAGATATATGATTACTGTGTGAGGATTGCAGGTAGAAATTTAATAGTATCGGATAATTCTGAACCTCGTCTTTTGTCTGAAATGAAGATGAAAACTCCCCCACTTAACATTACTCCAACAATAAAAGCAAAAGGATCTATTGTTACTGGTATATCGTTGATGCAAGATTACAATATAAATATTGAAGGAGAAAACCTCATCAAAGAATTTAATAATTACGTTTGGGCAGTTAATGGAGTCAAGCCTATAGATAGCTATAACCACCTGATAGATGCAGCTCGTTACGGAATTCAATACTTACTTACTCGTTCAGTTCCTAGAGGGATGTATATAGTTAAATAATTTTTGTATATTAGTAAAGTCTTTATTAGACCTTTTTTCATTGATTTGGGAGGGAGCATCAGAAACGGTGCTCTCTTTTTTTTATAATTTATTTGGCAGTTCTAAAATATTGTTATATGTTTGTCCTGTCAATAATGACACATAATTAATAAAAGGGGTTAAGAGCCTCACGAAAAATTCGAGATATTAGATAATTTATTTTCAGTAAAAGATTGTGACCGTTTAGAGGAACAATTAAAAGCGTTAAGTTTTTTAGCGAAACTATGTGATGAAGCATTTGATAATGACTTTATGGAAAGGGCAGAAGAATTGCTCGATGCTATCCATACCTTGAAAAAAGGTTTAAATATTCCTATATTCGAGGATGATTATGAAGAGCGTATTTTCATTGAAGCATTTTTTGCTAAACAAGAATACTTGATAGACAAAGAAAAGAATGATCCTTTACGGATTGCAGTAAATGATTTAGAAAAGAATTTACTAAACTTAAAAGGATTTTGATTCTTTAGTCTAATGCTGAATGTAAAAGGGGAAAGTAAAATTTCCCTTTTTTTTATATAAATATTTGGCAGTTCTAAAAAAAGTATTTATATTTGAACAAATATTAAAACAATAATTATGGAAAACACAGAATTTCAACAAGTATTAGAGATCTACAAAGACCTTTCGCTTAACCAGATGGAGCACCTGCTCAACCTTATGTGGAAGCATATTGAAATACCTCACTACCAAGATGGAGTTGTTAGATCCTTTGAAGTAGAAAGCGTATGTTTGAATGGAGCAATATTACAAATCAACACAGATGTATTTGCTAACCATTGTATAAACCTAAACAAGAACAACGATGAATAAAAGAGAGAAAGTTTACAACGCAATTAAATCAGCTAACGGTTTAATATTTAGTATTGAGTTTGTTAAAGCTGACCAAACTAAAAGAAAGATGATTTGCCGTAGTGGAGTTAAGAAACATCTTAATCCAAACGGTAAGAGAATAAAAACCTCCCATCCATTAGATATTGGGAAGATGAGAGTATTTGACCTAGAAAAGAATCAGTATAGATTCATTAACCTAGATAATGCTTATAGAATTACAATTAACGGTAAAAGCTACGAGATATGAAAATAGATGTAAGAGAAGGAGTTCAAATAGATATTAGGAGTGATAAGTCTATGTATATTACAATAGGTGAATACACATACTACATTGACGATTCAACTGGGGAGCAAGTTATGGACTATTGGAAAACTAATAGTCCTAATGAAGATGCTATAGATAGTAATATCCCACAAAACCCACACCAAGTATATGATGAATGGGTTAGCTGGGCAGACTTTTTAGGAACTGAAAACTAATTGATATGGTACATTTATCTGATAAAATAAGGAACGTGAATCTAAAGATATCCAGAGACGAACTCGACATACTACAGGATTTAATTGCTCAAAGGATGGGAGAAGATAAAAATTATAACGTCTTTGATGAGGAGCTCCACGAACTGATGCGTTCAATAGAATCTCAAACGATGTAAATTCAATAGGGGTAGCAATTCAATACCCCTTTGTGAATTCAATACCTATAAATTCAATAGGGTACGAAGGGCTGCGAAGCCCTTTTTTTATTGGGGTTATGCTTATTTAGACTAAATATAAATTAACAAATTATCAACAAAAAATTTTTTAGTCTTACCAAATTGTTCCATATTTGCAATGAGCAAAAAAGCTCAAAAGCAAATATTAACTAATTCAAATAATAATGGAAAAAAAGATCATTACATTAATTGACAAAGCAAGTAAGTATTTAACCTATTTATTTATTCCCTTTTTTATATGGGTATTTATTCAAATAATCTTAAAAGCTTAACCAATGGAAAAAGTACAAAAGATTATTAAAGAAATATCAGAAAAAAAGGAGCGACCAAAAACGCTCCTTTCAACTGGAATAAGCAACAGCAAAACGGCTAAAAACAGCCTAAAAACTTTTATTTTATATTTAGCTCCCTATAATCAAAACAGCAAAAAGCATAATCTTTGCCCAATGGCGAGCAAAGGATGTGCGGCTGCTTGTTTATTTACTGCTGGACGTGGAGTTATGGCTCCTGTAATTGCTGGACGTGTTAAAAAGACTGAATATTTTTTAAGAGACAAAAAAGCATTCATACAACAATTAGCAAAAGAAATAGAAACTAAATGCTTGACAGCTTATAAAAGAAATGAAAAAATAGCTTTTCGGCTTAACGGTACATCGGACGTTGATTTTGTTTATTTGCTTAAAAAATATGCTAATTTTGATATAAGTAAATATAAAGACGTTGCCGTATGGTACGACTATACAAAATTGATATCTAAAATAAAAAGGTACAAAGATCATGTAAACTACTTTTTAACTTTTTCTAGATCAGAAGATAATGAGTCCGCAGCTATTGCAGCTCTAAATGAGGGTGCAAATGTTGCCGCAGTTTTTAGAGACGAGCTCCCTAATTATTGGCGAGGCTATAAAGTAATTGACGGAGACAAAAGCGATCTATTGATGATATACAATAAAAACATCGTTTTGGGGCTGCGTGCAAAAGGTGACGCAAAAACAGACAAAACAGGATTCGTAATTTAAAAATAATAATATGAGAAAACATACTTTTAAATTGTGGTACGTTTACAAAGAAAATTTACAGTTTTTAGAATATACTAAAATTTGTAAGTACCCAAAAAAAACTAAACTTTATAGGGATCTAATATATTTATTAGATAACGACAACAGGACAATAAGAATAGATATAAATTAAAATATTTTAACAATGAGCAAAAACAAAATACAATTCGATCATAATATAAAAAAGATAAAAAGACAACAACAAGAAGAAAGGGAGAAAATAATTGAGAAAATACATAATTCTTGGATGTTCCCTACATTCGGCAAAGCAAATAAATATTAAAGTTAAATAAATATTAAATAAATTTAGCCTTCTTTTTAGGGGGCTTTTTTTATGGGTTTATTTTTGTAACTGCTTGATTTTCATTGAAAATGAGTTTAAATAGGTGGGGCAGTCTTTACCTACACCCTCACAAAGCCATTTTAAGCCCCTTTTAAGCGCGTTTTAAGTTTATTTGGTATATAACTATAGGGGCGATAATTTAACGGCTTTATATGGACTCTGACGGAAAGGATGGCAACCAAGCTAATTAACCTACACTCTCTACAAGTGGTCTTTAGAACTGCCAATGTGAATTCAATAGGGTTATTGTGTATCTTTACAATGTGAATCTAATGGGTATATTTGACACGATGCAGTACGATGCTTTCCAATGGTGTATTGAGAACGGCATAAAGGTATATTGCCTCCCAAAAAAAAGGAATGATAAGCTATATGCTATCGAAGTTTATAACGATGGTAATATAACTACAAGCGAGAAGATTTATAAGAAGGATGAGGTAGATACTAAAATATGGGAGCTATATGTCCATATGTACTTGAAATACAACACATAAGCTCTTTAGAACTGCTAAAATGGCACACATATAATATATAGTTTATTATTAGTAGTATAACTGTATATAGTAATATGAGTAACTATATGTAGAGTATAACTATATATATCTCTCTGCCGTTATGGCATCTGTAAACGAATAGATACAATAATTTAGAATGTAATTACTTTAAATATGAAGAAAATAGAATTAGAAGTGCCATCCTCTTTGGAGTCTATAACTTTAGGTCAGTATCAACGATACTTAAAAGTTGCAGACCAGAATAAAGGTGAGGAGTACAATGATTTTCTGAATAAGAAGCTCGTTGAAATATTTTGTGATGTTGACCTTAATGAGGTGGAGCAAATACCCTTTGTAGAATTCGAGAAGGTATTAGTTATTATACAAGAAGCCTTCGAGAAGAAATGGGGACTAACTAAAAGGTTTAAGCTCCTAGATGTTGATATGGGGTTTATACCAAAACTAGATGATATGAGTCTAGGAGAGTATGTTGATGTAGAGAGCTCCATTGGTGATTGGCAAGATATGCACAAAGCGATGGCTGTACTGTTTAGACCTGTCAACTTCAGTCAGAAAGATAAATATACCATTGCTCCATATAGTCCTAGTGAAGAAGTCAAGGAACTGATGAAAGAAATGCCATTAAGTGTTGTGATGGGAGCTGTGGTTTTTTTTTACAATTTAGGGATCGAGTTATCGAGGGCTTCCCTGAACTTTTTGGAGATGGAAGTGAAACGAGCCAAGACCTCTCACCTCAAGGAGGCTTTGGAGCAAAATGGGGTTGGTATCAGTCAATTTATGGACTCGCTAAAGGAGACATCACAAAATTTGACGCAGTTACAGAAGAACCCCTTTACAAGTGTTTAATGTATTTAGTATTTGAGAAGGAGAAAAACGAACTAGAAGCAAAGATGATTAAAAACTCTATGAAACGATGAAAGAGTATTACGACTTAATAGACAATATCCACGAAACCCTTATAGCGGACAATTCTATCAATACTGTTACTTCAGGTGATATATTTGATGTTGATTTGGCAAAACAAACAATATTCCCATTAGCCCACCTAATAATATCTGATATTGAATTTGGTCAAGGATTAATGACTTTCTCCATTAATGTTATTGTGATGGATATAGTTGATGAGTATAAAGAAAGTAAACAAACTACAGATACCCCACAATACCTATCGGATAACAAGCAGGATGTACTAAACACCATGCTATCTGTTATAAATAGATTACAAGGATCTGTTCGTCAAGGTTCGCTAAACGATGAGGGTTACGAAATATCAGGATCTCCAACAGCTAGTCAGTTTGAAGATAGATTTGAGAACCTACTTACTGGTTGGTCACTTACGATGAGCATTGAGATGAGAAATGATAATGTAACATTTGGAGGTACTAACTGTGATTAACAAATTCAAGAATACTAAATCCTATCTAGACAACTTCTCACAGGAGGTTGCTAAACTATTGAGAATTGAAATTGGGAGGAATAGAAAGAGACGTTCTATGAATCCTAGAGGAAAGAATATAACAGCCCCTATTGATTCATCTGGGAGGTTAAGAGAAAGTATATCTGTAGAAAGCAAAGAGGGAAATAATAATGCAATCTACAATATAGAAGCCCTGTCTTATGGTTTAGCTGTAGATAAAGGTAGAAAGCCCAATCAGAAACCTCCACCAGTAGATGAAATAGCTAATTGGATAAAAAGAAAACCTGTAAGGCTACGAGACGCTAAAGGTAGGATAGTATCTAGAGACGATAAGAAGATAATGAATTTAGCTGGTGTTATAGCTCGCTCTATAGGATTTTATGGTACATCCCCCACTAATTTCATTTCGGAGGCTCTAGAGGCTTCTATGGGGAAACTAGATGCTCTTGGAAGTGCGGTAGGACAAGATGTGATGGAAAACGTAGAGGACATTTTGCTTAAAGCAGGTTACATTAAAAAGGGAGATAATTACGAAATAATAAAACAATAATGTCTTTAGATAAACTTATACCACAAAAAATAAACGTAAGAAGTCCATTCTTTATTACAGTAACAAATGAAGGAGCTCCAGACTTATCTGTTGATTGTCCAGTTGATGTTTCAGCCACGCCTGTAAATATACCAAGTCCTACAAATGATCCAACACCACAGCCAGAATATGTGCAACCTGACCAATTAACTGAATATGTATATTGTGGAGATACCGTAAATATAGGTGAAGATGTTGGTGTAAAAACATACGTTTTAGAAGTCGGAAAGGTAACAGGTAATGTAACCATAGATTATAGAGTTAACATACCTGTAACTATAGTTGCATTCTGGAATGCTCCAATACCTGGATTACAAAACACAGGTTATGTAGGGAATAGTGATTTTGAGCAAGATTTAATAGATGCAGGAATAAGTAATACTAGTAATTTAGCTAGTGGAGAACAGACAGGTACAATAACCATCAATAAAACCGCAGAAACCCCAGAAACAGTAGAAATTGTTGTGGGAGCTCCAATACCTACAGATGATTATTCTTTAACATTTAACTGCCCTTCAGCTCCTGCTATAGTGCCTGACCCAACGCCTCCAGTATCTCAAGTATTACCTGCTTCAGGTGGAGGTAAACTTATTGAGAATATACCTATGTTTGGTTTAGGTGAAAAATTAAACAATAATGCCAAAATCAAATTAACAGTAAATGGAAATACAGTTGCTGAAAATATGAGTACAAATAAACTGTATTATTTTTCAGATTATGATCCTGTTAGTGATTTAGGAATTACAGATGGCACAGATGATATGGTTAGAGTTGTTGGAAATACAGCTTATACATCAGCACAAAGATTTGATAAGTCCACATACTTTAGAGATGGGGTAAATGAAATTATATGGCATTTAGATGATTTATATGTTCCATCTAATAGTAAATCCAGACCTGATTTAGGAAGAAGTCAAGGCAGTGTTATTGGAGCATTTAGATGGTTTAGAGGTGGCGTATTTTATGCAAGTAACCAATGGCACTATGCAAAACCTAACACTAAACATCAAATAGGAAATAAAGTAGGATGGTATTCTAGAGGAGTTAATACTGTTACTTATGGGGAAAGAGATATAGATACTTATTACAGAGCTAAAAGTTATTATAACAAACCCCCATTAAAAATAATATTCTATTACGATACAGGAGACACTTTTAGCGGTGACAATCCACTTATACAAAAAAGAGAATCATTAATAACACCTGACCAATATAGTTCAAAATTAATTTTTGGAGCTTCATCTGGAACTTCTAATATTGTGAGCATTCCCGGTATAGGACTTGCCGATGGAGATTACTTTAAGCAATACAGCACAGGTATAGTCCATAGATATAATGTTTATCCGATAGCACAGGTAATTCAATAATAAAAAGATGAGTACATTAAAGTCAGCAAAAATAGATATATATATATACGATTCTGGTAACCCACCTGTATCCCCACAATACTCTATATCTAAAAACATATTATCAGGAGAATCAACTATAAATTTTGAATTATCTGAACTCATAAAAGACTATGTTGATGTGCAATTTCTTGGTGATTATGGTAGTGCCAAAATATCTAAAATGGTTGATGTTCAAATTACGAGAACATTTACTGAAACTTGTGGTAATGGGACTGAAGTAACCCATACAGAAACTGCTGATAATAGATTAAAATATATAGCTTTTAGAGGTTATGGAGAGATGGAGGATAGAAATGAATATGAAGATTCTCCTTACTATGATTCTAACATAAATCCTACTGTAGGAAAAGATATCCTTATAAGTAACAGTGTTATATATCATCTAAAAGATCAACCCATTAGAATACCGTTTTATAATGGACAAGATGGAGTTCATAAAGTTCAATATAAAAAAGATGTAACGACTGTTAAGTCTGTTATTCTTGGAGGATCAACAGAAAAAGTTGGTGCTGACAGAGAGGATATAAAAGCGGATGTGGATGTTGGAGCTTCTCAAGAATATACAGCAGATATGACTCATATTAGAAACAATTCGTCTGCAGGTACATCTAAAGAGGAATTAGAATTTCAAGAAGTAAATTTTGTCACCTACAATAATCATAAGGGATTTGAACAACAAATACCTATAGAAATAATAGACGAATGTAAACACACTCCGTTTAGAGTAACATTCGTAAATAAATTTGGTGCTTTACAAGATTTATGGTTCTTTAAAAAACGTACAGATGAATTTAAAATAGAGAGAGAAGATTACAATAAAACAATACTTTCAACAGTATCTACAGGAGTAAGTTTTGATAGACATTCCCATACATCATCGTTGTTAGATGTTTCCACACAAGAAACATTCACACTTAACACAGGATTTGTAGGTGAAGATCATAATGAGGTAATAAGACAACTTATGGTAACAGAATTTTGTTGGATACACGAAACCAATAATGTATCTCAAGAGCCTGTACCTGCGAAACCAATATCCTCATCTTTCATTATAAAAAAAGAAGTGAATGATAAACTATTGAATTTTACTGTAGAATTTAAATACGCTAACAGTTACATACAAAATGTTAGGTAATGCAGAACAAAGTACAGCTATATATAAAAAATGATAGTGGAAGCTATGATAGAGTTGATTTATACTCAAATGAGTCAATAGAACTTACTTCTAAAATACAAGATTTAAGAGATATAGGCAAAGTGTTTACCGACTTTTCTCAATCTTTTAATGTACCAGCATCTGGTACAAATAATAAAATATTTAAACACTTTTATAACTTTAATATAACAGGCGGAGCATTTGACCCTAGAAAGAAAAGGGAAGCTATTATAGAAATAAATCATCTACGATTTAAGGAAGGTAAAGTACAAATAAACAATGTTAAATTAAAAGACAATAAACCTTCCTCGTATAATATTATATTTTATGGAAAAACAGTATCTATAAAAGATTTAATTGGAGATGATGAATTAACCGACCTTACTTATTTAGAAAATTATAACCACGAATACAGTAACACTATTGTTAAAGGAGGTTTTCAAAATGGCATTGATTTTACTGTTGATGGAGTATCTCAATCTGATGCAATTATATACCCACTTATAACATCAAAGAAAAGATTATTTTATAATTCAGATAGCTTAAATGTAAATAATGATTTTAGTGGTAATCTATATTATAGTGGGGATACTGCTTCCACACCCCACAACTTTGGTAGAGGCTTAAAATTTACTGATTTAAAACCTGCTATCAAAGCAATCCATATAATAGAAGCTATAGAGAATCAATACCCAGCAATTGCTTTTACTAGAGACTTCTTTGGGTCATCTACGTTTAGTAATTTATACTTTTGGATAAACAACAAGAAAGGTGAATTTGACGATAGAGACGATGATGAAGGATATCTATTCACAACAAAACTATCTGGGTTTACCTCATCAAATCCAAACCCACTAATCAATGCTGGAGCGTCTCCAATAACAGGAACTACTTTAGAATTGAATACAATAGCAAATTCATACACCTTTGATATATCGTTTGATGTTTCTGATACATCTGTTAAGTACAATATTATAACCAGAGATATTGTTAGTGGAGAAGAAACTGTAGTAGAAAAAGTAGGTAATGCTTCTAGTGAGAGAATATTGTTAGCTCCTGTAGATAACATTACTACTAATATAGAAATAGAAATAAAATCAGAAACAGCTATAGCTTTATCTAATATATCATTAGCAACAACTTCTACAAGTTTAGCTTTTTTTGGTGGCTCTACTATAACAAATTCAACCTATACTATTTCTACATCTCCTCAAACCTCATTTGAACTATTGTTAGATCAAAGATTCCCTACAATGAAGGTTATAGACTTCTTAACTGGGATATTTAAAATATTTAACCTTACAGCTTATTATATAGAAGATCCTACTGATAGTGATTACGATAAAATATACGTTGATACTCTAGACAACTTCTATAGTGATGCGGTAAATAATCAACTCACTCAAACAATAATATTAGATAAATATGTTGATATAAAACAGCACGAAGTCGAATCAACTTTACCTTTTACCGATATAGATTTTAAGTTTGAAGAGACCAATACGGTATTAATGAAAAACCACGAGAATCAGTTTGGGGAGATATTTGGTAATGGTGAATTCAACGTAAGAAGAGCATTCCCAGATATAGATAGAGGAACTAAATATGAGGTAAAAGCACCCTTCTCCCACTTTAAATATGAAAGAATATTAGACACAGGAGCAGCAGGTACAATAACAGACATACAATGGGGATATTGTGCTGGTGGTGAATTCAATTCAGATTCAAATACAGACCCTCCAACTGGTGATTATGACACTATTTCTATAAAGCCATTATTATTTTATGGAGTAAGAGAATCATCTATATCTACAGGTATAGCTTGGATAAATGGCTCCACAGATGTAGAATCTATAAGTAACTATTATAGACCTTCGAATGGGAGTGATGAAGGTGATGCTTCTACAGCTCCTACAGTACAACTACATTTTGATAATGAAATAGATGAATGGAATAGAATAAATTACAGAGGAATTAGTAATTCATTATATAATAAATTCTATAAATCTTATGTAGAGGGAGTATTTAACGCTGCTAGAAGAATGTTTAAAATAACAGCTTATTTACCTCCAAACATTTTAGTTAATTATAGATTAAACCATCAAATTAAGATACAAGATAAGATGTTTAGAATTAATTCAATAACAACAAACCTTATAACAGGTAAATCAGAGATTGAATTGTATAACATATTTTCTGACGATATAGTATGATAAAACAGATATTAGAATTATTAGCGATAGATGACTGGTATGGAGTATCAGAGAATATTGATATTGCCAAAGGTAAATACAAGGCTTGTGCAAATATGAGTGACGTTAAAAAACAATTAAAGAGAGTGTATTATGGCAGATACTAAAAAGATAATAATTAGTGTTGAGTTCAAGGAAAAGGGAGCTAAAGCAACTATAGATAAAACTTCTGATTCAGTAGAAAACTTATCTTCTAAAGTTACTCTTTTAACGAAAGAACAGAAAGAGCAAATCATTACTGATGAAAAGTCCGCTATACAAAAAAGACAGTTAATAGCTAGCTTAAAGGCACAAGCAGCAGCAGAAATGGCTGCAACCACTTCTAGTAAAAATTTAAGAGCAACAAGCGGTCTTAATAATGCAATACTTTTAGAAACATCTAGATTAGCTTCCGATGCCTCTTATGGATTTCAGGGTATCTCTAACAACTTGGGTCAGCTTATATCTTTATTACAGATATCGGCACAAAACGCTGGAGGATTTGGTGCTACATTAAAAGCACTAGGTAGAGATTTATTAGGTACTGGAGGTGTTTTAATTGGGATTCAACTTCTTATATCTTTCTTGCCAAAAATAGAAAAGCTGTTTAAGAAAAGTAAAACCGCTGTAGAGGAGGAAACAGAGGCTCTAAAAAAGAATAATGAAGAGATAACTAAAAATATAGCCAAAAGAAAACTTCTCGCTGGTCAAGTAGAAGAAATTGCAGATAGTTTTAGTGAGAATTTTATAGTTAACTTTAAGAATGGTCTTAATTTATTACAATCAACAGATAAAGCCTTACAAGAAATTGCTTTTAGATTTGGAGAGATAGGAGTTAAAAATGCAGAAATAATAGAAGATGAGACTATTGCTAATGATGCTAGATTAGAAATATCTTTTAGACTTCTTGATATATTTAGAGAAGAAAGTAAACAGAAAAAATTAAGGCTAGAGGAGGATAAGATACTTCAGAAAAGTCAAGAAGAGATTACCAAACAAGACGAATTAAATCTAAAGGATTTAGCACAAAGAATTATTGAATCTAGAACAGCGGTAGATGCCTTTCAAAAAGAAGTAGATAGGCTTCGTAAAAGAGGTGTGGTTCTTACTCCAGAAGATGAAGATGATACAGGTGCTGAATTAAGAAGATTTAAACAGAAACTTATAGACTTATCAAGACTACAATTACAGTTTGATAAAGCTGCTGAAAAAGAAAAAGGTCTTAATGCTCAAGAATTATTAGATATAGATGAGGAATTTGCTATAAAAGAAGCTGATAGAAGAGTTGCTGTTTTTAGAGAAAGAGAGTCAAAAAGATTAGAGGAATTTAAGGAACAAGTAAAAGATAGAAATGATGCCAATGAGCTTATAGCAGATGCAGAAAGAGAATTTCAAGAATCTATAGTAGATGCGGAGCAAAAACATAAAAATGTTTTGCTGTCTATAGAAGAGGCTTTTATACAAAAAAGAATATCTTTAGCGGATCGTGAGGGTAAGGCTATTAGTGAAATATACAGGGCTGTAGAGAATGAGGAAATCGAAAGGTTGAAATTCTCTTTAGATGCTAATCAAACATATTACGACACAAAACTAAATCAGGTTTCTAGCGATATAATAACAACACAGCAATTTATCGCAAATGCTGAAAAACTAAAATTATCTGAAGTTGATGTTGCTAATTTAAGAAAGGACTTTACATTCTTGAGAATGCAGCAAATAGATCTTGAGACACAAAAAGAGATAGATGCTGTTAACGAAAGAACTAGAATAAATTTAGAGTATGTAGCATTTGCTCAAGGCATATCTCAATTACTTGGAACTATAGCTGGTGAGAATGAAGCTATGCAAAAAGCTGCCTTAATAGTTGAAAAGGGAGCTGCAATAGCTGATGTAGTTATTAAAACACAACA